GTACCGTAAGTCCACTTAGTCTCGTCACCCTCTTTGAAAGCCCATTTGTCTTTGACACCATTTACACCGAAGCCCCCGATTGTGAAGCCAAACTCCGTACCATAAGGGTTAGGGGAAGAACCTAACGCTCCGTTATGATGAACACCCGAACCAAACTCAACCCATACAGCGTCTTCTCCGTTAGCGGATATAACCCATGTGTTATCGTTTTGAACCGGGTCATTCACAATTACATTTGCGTATCGTGCTCCCCCGGAGAGTTCGGTTAAGTCATCTACCACAGCCCCGGAAAAACCTGTCTTCATTTCCTCGGCTATCCTCTCGGCTAATCTCTGACAAAAGAGGTCGCACTTTTCCTTAAAGGATTTTTTGTACTTCTCTAAGTCTTTAATTGCCTTGTCGATACCGTCCTCAGACAGGTCAACCTTGATAACTGTTTTAGCCACTTACTGTCACCTTACTTATCGCTATAAGCTCTGTGTGTAGGCTATTTCCAACCTTTTTCACTACATAATCGTGAGGAGTAATGACTTTATCGTTCTCGTCCTTGGCGAGGTGTCCGTTTTCATCTAACTGAGGTTCAATATCTATCCAAAGTATTGTGTACTCGTCAATGTTGAGTGCTCCCCGGTCAAGAATAATGGTCTTGTCATAAACAAGATTCTCACCAAATTGATTACTCTGAGTCTCACCCCTTGCGGCTGAAATGTTAGCCTTAAATGGTTGTGGGTCTCCATATATTAGCCGGTACTCACCGTTTTCATTACCGTAATCGTCTGTGAGAGGTTCTCTACCCTCATAAAGAGCATAGTAGAAACTCTGTTTGTTCAGATTCATGCACCTCATTTAATCACCCCACAATAAGGAGTAATCGTTTTCAGCATGGAATAGGGCACATCGGCATTTTCATACTGTCTCTGAATACCATTTTCAGAGTGAGTAATCTGTCCGTAAGCACCTCTCTTGTCGAGCATATAAGCCGCAATCTCTACCTGTAGGTATTCATACTGAGTAGGTACTTCCTTTTCTGAAATATCCTCATACGGATAAGCCTTGGTAAGTATCTTATTTCCGGCAAGGGTTAAAAAAGTGGACAGTACGTCATCAGTATCAGAGTCACCTACCATAGCTCTAAGAGCTGTCAGCTTTTCTTCACTTGTCATACCGTCCACCTCCTTTCCTCGTTTACGCTACGGTAATCTCGTACCAACCGCTTGTCTTAGGGTTGTCACCGGCTTCGGGAACTACTTCCACATAGCCAAGACCGCTTGCTTCGTAGTAAGTCTTAGAAGCGTCAACGGTAGTATCTGTAGTAACCGTAGCTGTTCCCTTAACAATCTTGACAGCGTATCTCTCGTCTGTGAGAGCCGCAATATAATACTTACGAGCAAATACTGTGTTCTTACGAACGTTAGCGTCTCCGCTGTCTCTCTGAGGAGTCTCAACCTCTGTACCTTTCTTATTGAAGAGGGTAACAGCGTCCTTAGTACCAACACAGATTGTGCCGGCTACAGCGTCTTTCTTTGTGTAGATGTTTACACCGGCTACAGTTCCGATATAGCCTGTACGTGCAAACGCTTCTACATACTGTAAGTTAAGTCCGAGTGCCTTTCTAAGAGCGGCTACATCAGCCGGAGCTACGAAAGCGAAGAACTCAACACCCTCGATGTTCTCAAGGTTGAACATACTCTGAGCGTCAGCGAAAGCGTCAAAGCCCATAGCATTTACAACTACAATCTTTGTAGCCTTGTTGAACTCAGCGAAAATGTCACCATTTACGGTGTTGAACATATCTGTAGCCATGTGACGAACACCTACAGGAACGAGCATAGGGTCTGTCATAGCCTGTTCATCGTAATACTCGAAGCGGTTCTGAGCGAGAAGAATCTCGTACTCTTTCTGAGCGTAAGAAACCTCAATGCTCTGAGTATTTCCGTTACCCATTGTGAGCTTCTGAGTTGCGTTTGTAGCACGATAGCGGTTAATCTTACGCTTCATGCCGGCTTCACCTACGAGACTGTTATCTACTGTACAAAATCTCTGTAAGTCAAGGTGAGAATTGAATTGGTCTTCAACCTCATTAGAGAGGAAGAAATTATCATAGATTACGTGTGCCATTATTCATTACCTCCTGTGTTATTTGAATTGTCACCGTTGTTTGAATACAGTTCTTTGTACTCCTCCGGGTGTTCCTGTGAATACTTCATACGCTCCATAGGAGACATCTTTCGGAGTGTATCGAGGGTCATTGTCTTTGAATCTCCGTCACCTGTAGGCTTAGGAGTGTCTTTCAAGGCTTCGGCTCTAATCTTTTTTTCGAAAGCGTCCAAATGCTTTTTCTGATTTGCGATTACCTTATCAAGGTCTCCCTTAGCCATAGCTTCGGCTGTTTCATCGGCTAACTTTTCCTCATATCCGAGTGCTAATAAGCTTGACTTATTCTTAGAAACGGTAGTCTCATGGAGGAGCTTCTCGTAATCAGCCTGTAGCTTTTCACGTTCTTCTTTCTCCTTGAGCTTAGCGGCTTCGTCCTCAGACATTTTGTCTCTTAACTCTTTCTTCTTCTCGGCAAGCTCAGAAGCGGTCTTATCAAACACATCTTTCTTCACATAGCCGGAATAGTCCGGGTCGGGAATCTCCAAACCCTCAAGAGCCTTGAGCTTTTCCTCCGCTGACATTTCCTCGTAACCGTCAATCTTAGTAACATCAATCTTCATTTTGAAATTCCTCCTTGTCTTTTGAGTTCTTCTGTGAACATACTTGCGATTTAAGGTTTCTCTACCTATTTGCGATTAAGGTCTTCTCTGACCATATTTCAAAACTCCTAAGCGAAGTCTTTCATATCTTTGTAAGGGATAATCATACATCTACAGTTGTAATGCGTTTTGTGCGGTACTTTATCAATGTCATAAATCATACCGTCAAGTTTCCGGCACACCGCACAAGTCTTGAAATCGTCCTCAGCTATCCATTGAACCTTTTCAACCCCGGCTCTACGAAGAGTTTCAAGAACCGTATAGTCTTCAAGGTCTATCGCATATTGTCCCGATTGAGTGAACCACAGGTTAGCACTTTTCTCTAAGGTCTTACGATACCGGGGTCTATCCCTGTACTCCCGGGCTGTAGCCATTTCCTCACCCTGTCTCAACCTTTTACGCTCGGCTTCTTTCTTATAGAGATAGCCGGTAACGTAGTTATAGGTTGTAAACAGGTATTCAATGAACTCGTCCTCAACAAAATCTACTTTGGATTCTTTCTTCTTTTCCTCCTCAGTAAGAAGAGTGAGAGCGTATTCATGGGCTTCTTCAACTATCTTCCTGTACCCCTTGAGGTTAAAATCCATTAACCTACCATAGGTACTTTTGAGTTCATTACTTATCCGAACTACATTGAGTTCATCGAAGCTAAGAAGAGAAAGGTGATTGAACTCACTTCGTATCTGAGTCTTTAGACTCTTCCGAAAGCTGTCCGTTGGAGCGTACATCGTCCTTTTCTTCGTCTTCGGTTTCATCTTCGTCATCTTCGTCTACCTCCACAGGTGACCACTTAGCCATTTGCTCCTCATAATATTTCATGGAGAGTGCATAAGCTGTCTCCGGGTCTGTAAACAATCCCGAGTGCTCAAAAGCGAGAAGAGGGTGAATCTTAGGCTGTTCGAGCATAGAGATAAGCACCTGTGATTTACTCTGAATAGCTTCGTAATTCCTACGAGTGAACTTCATATCAATGTCTTTGAGCTTGAGGTCAACCTCACTTAAATCTCTACAAATACGAAGAACGAGCTTTAACATCTTCTTTTCAGCTTTCTTGAAGATATGCTCAGAGTCCTTAGCCCTTGCTTCGGCAAGAGACCAACCGTCACGAAGAAGAACAGCCGCCCCGGTATCTGAGGTAGAAGAGCCACCGTTACGGTTTGGCATACCACAAATAGTGAGAACCGCATTGTAGCAATCCTCCTTGAGGGTTTGGCTTTGGTCTTGGTTAAGGTCATTTGTGACTATATCCACATCAGCGTTTGCACCGTCTACAGACTTAACCTTGATAGCTCCGAGGTCTTTCAGCTCCTTGAAGTCATCGGCTGAAATATCACAGTTCACAAACTTGATAAATGCCTGTATTGTCTGTTCCATACCGTCCAAGCGGTTTGATTCAATATTGTTGATAGCGTCCAAAAGAGGGAGCACTATCTCGAATGAACCAAGTCTTGCATTATTCGCCGGGTACTCAAAGATAGGAATACAATCTAAGGCATGAGCTTTCTCAACCTTTATAAGAGAATCCTCAATCTCGTAATACCTGTTCTCGGTATAAACAGAGTAGTAAACAATCTGTGTCTCGGAATCCCTACGGTACTTAACAGCCATTAAAGGCTTGTGACCAATCTCGGAAGAGTAGACCACAAATGTACTACGAGGGTCTAAGGTGTACATTTCAAACGGAGCTTCGTCTTCCTCAGACTTCTCGTCCGGGAGAACCAATCTAAAGGCTGTACCGCAAATCATTTGCCACTCAACAACCTCTTGGTCTTGGCTTGCCTTATCCTCGGCAAACATATACTCATTGAGAGTGGTAATCATCTTGGAAACTTCCTCGTCACCACTTCTCGAAACGTACTGAATAGGCTCACCGCACAGGTAGCCCACCTTGAAAGAAACGATTTCATTAGCCCGGTTCTCAACAATCTTGTTGCAAATTTCGGGTCTTATATCCTTAACCCTGTT